CCGCGTCGTCGTGCGTGCGCGAGGGAACGATGCCGAGACTACCTCTGCGGTAGGCGCTTAGCAACTCTTGCACCAAGTCGTGGTCATTTCCTGAGAGAAAGAAGCCGTCTGCCATGTCGCTACTCGGGTATCAAGGTGACTATAAACTTGGCTTTGCCGGATCGGCAGCGCACGCGAAGAGCATTTACGTTATCCGGACACGCGCGCATAGACTCACCAGGACGGACTAGCCAACGGAAGGCATCGTAGCCAAGCCAGCAGATTTCTAGAACCTTAGCAGCTATCTCCTCGCGCTCTTCGTCGCTGGGTATGACTTGGAGATTCGTGCCGACCTTGTTCTCTACGGAGAGAGAAGAGCAGGAAGAGAGCCAGCCGCAGTCCAGAGGTCGCCACTCTTCGGTGGCTACGCAGTTGCGAGAGTAGACCTGTTCAGAAGTCTTCAGCTCGCGCGAGAACTTTGTCTCGTGGGCCGTCGCCTCTTCTCCGAAAGGTCTGTGGTAGACCGTCTCGACTACCGTGAGTCTGTCTCTAAGGTCAGCCATTGTATTGCTCCCATGGCTAGGTTGTCAAACTTCAAACGCCTCCACGACCGCGTTGATGTTGCCAGAACCAGCTACTGAGCGAAGGCGCAGACGATTGGTGTCGGTCAGTGCCGTGCCTGAGCCCGTGCCGTACTCTGCTTGAAGGTATCTCGCCAGTCGTAGGGGCCAACTCTCTCCGGGCAGCACTTCCCCCAGCGGGAAGAACGTGTCATTCTCCGGATCCCAGATACCATATTCAAAGTAGCTGGTCTCGTCCAGATTCGTGATGATGCAGAGCCCGGGAGTAGTCAACTCGCTGAGGTCCACGTCCACTCCGACGGACGTAACTGTGATGGCGCCAGGTACGGGACCTTTGGCACCGGCGACGTCCGGAGTGAAGGCGGCAGACCTGGTGATCTTCAGGTTGCCCTGATTGATCAGAAACGTGTATCGAATTGTACCTTCTTTAGCCATTGTCTTTCCTCAGAAAACGGTCGGGATTCCTAAGTTTAGAAAGTCAGATTCCTTGTAGTAGATCACGTCGATATCGGCGGCTGCATCTTCATTTATTGCAGGGCTACCAAACCCGTCAAGAAATGTACTTGCATTTTCACCATGTACGTCTTTATACCTAGTGAAGTCTCCGAGGTTATCGTTGTCAACTCCTGATTCCGGTGACCACGCTGGCCCCGCTTCAGTAGTTACCCACTCCCCTTTGAGAACCATTGTGCCGTAGTCAGGTTCCTTCCAGTCGAAGCCGTCGAACTTGACCTCGAAGTCGAACGTGCGCGTGTAGTAATAGTCACAGGTGCCTTGTATTCTGCGCTCCCAGGTGACGTTAGCCAACAGTATCTTACGTTTGGCCAGACCCCACAGAGTGGCATCGTTGACTGTGTTTACCATCTCAGTGAAAGCGTCCAGGCCCAACGTAGCCACGTTTTGCGTGATACGCACCGTGGGATTTCCGTCCCTCACATTGAGTCCGCGCAGAGGCTCGTGCGCGCTGTTAGCTAGCAGCTTCACTCGTTCTCCCCCGGCTGCCGCCAGCGCCAGATCCTCGTAGCCTTTGCCCGCTTGGAACGTGTCCTGCGTAAACGTGCCGCTCACGCCTTGCGGCTCCAGCAGTGGATCATCTATCTCTTGGTCTTGACAGCGATCGCTGCGCGGTTTATTGCTGAAGAGCTGGAGCACCTTCCAGTGTTTGTTGGGCTCCCCAAGTTTCTCTTTGTGGATCGTAGCCGTGAGGTTAGGGAGGCAGTAGGCCCAGAGGTCAGAGTCGTTGCCTTCGCTCCAGACAGAGCCGACCAGGGGCAGACCCACGGCGTTCATCGCTGTCTGCGGACCGTCTGCGTAGAGAGTCCGGACAAGATGGATCACGCGATAGTTGCGAAACCCGTCGTCGTCTCTCGTGACGGTCCAGCCGAGTCTACCTATGACAGTTCCGGCCATTACTTGAATCCTGCTTCTTCCAGTTTGGCTTCTTCCTTCTTCTGCTCTTCAAGAGACTCTTCCGCGATCTCTATGAGACGTTCCAAGTTGGCGACTATCTTCATCTGCGGGCTGTTCTTTCCCGTAGTATCGTCAACTCTCTTTTTCGCCGCGTCTAGCTCAGGTTGTGACACTCCGGGTCTGGCTGTCACGCTTTGCATGTGACGAAAGGCGAGTAACCGTGCTGTCGCTTCCGCACTGCCCCGGCGCACGGCCTGGATACCCGCCACGTTGAACTTGACAGTCACGTCAGACTTGGAACGTATCTCGTCTAACTCATTTTTGGCCGCCTCTAAACCTCGTCCGAGTGTCATCTCGTCGATAGCACCTACGTCGAATAGGTGTTGCAGGTCCTTCTGCTTTTTGACAAACTTCTCTAGGGGCGTAAAGAACTGCTCAGTAACGCGCGCTCCCTGCAGCATTTCCTGTCTCAAGGATTGTAGATTATCGATCGCGCCTTGTATGTCTGTCGTCCACACCTTGGTATTTTCGCCTATTTCCTTAGAGGCTTCAGCCACTTTTTTGGCTGTCTCGGCTGCCGCCTCTTGAGCTAGAGCTAAGTTTGTCTGCCACTCACCCATTGCCTTCACAGCTTCTTCAGCGAGTCTGACTCTCTCTTTCAACGGACCTAAAGTGGGAACAGCCGCCTCAGAGAGTGCGCCTCCGATGGTTGCGCCTATGCGACCAGGAACCCCAGAAACTTGAGATATAGCTTTCTTTTGTGCCGCGAGTACTGCTTGCTGAGCGCGTAGAGCAGCTTGAGCTTGTCTTAGGTTTGCTAGCCGTCTGCGAGACTCCCCTGATATAAGTGCGTCTTGTCTTTTTCCAGATCCTATCTTCGCAATAGAGGCCAGCCGTGTGTCAGCTAGTCTTGCTGTTCTGTCTTCTGCTTCTTTCAACTCAGCATTTACGCCAGCGAGAGCAAACTTAACGGCTGTAATCGCTCCAACTACAGCCACTCCAGCAATTCCTAGTAAGGCCGCCTTTGTCAATGCCGCGCTTGCGGCTACTGCATTAAGAGCCACTATTAGTTGTCCTACGCTAAAGATAAGAAGGCCAATCACCATGAGCATGGGCCCAAGCGCCGCGACGAAGGCAGCTATGACCACGGTTAAAACCTTGACGGTCGAACTCCAGCCTCTCCAAGTGTCAATGGCGCCTTTGACGAGGTGCCCAATCTTTATGAGCCAGGGTGCGAGTGTCTGCCCAATCTCGATTCCTACGATCTTGATCTGGTTCCAGAGAATCTTCATCTGCCCGGAGAAAGACTTCATCTGCTTGCGCGCGACTTCGTCCGTGGTACCCTTGGCTTTGCGCAGTTCTTTCTCGTAGCGTTTGATCGCGTCGCTCGTCCCGAGTAGCGGAAGGACAGTCTGTTGTACACGCGCCTCGAATCCGAGCATATCGAGCGTGGCAACCTTCGTCTGGTCGCTCATTCCGCGCAGTATGTCTTCGAGGTTGCCTATGATGTCTCCGAGGTTTCGCATCTTGCCGGAGGTGTCAAAGACTTTGAATCCTAGTTGCTTGTGCGCCTTTGCGTTGTCCAGTGAGGACTTAGAGAGAAGTCGAATCATACGATCCAACCGATTACCCGCAAGCTGTGCCTTGACACCCTGGTCAGCCAGAGCAAGTAGTACGGCACTACCTTCCTCAATATCCTTGCTGAACGCCTTGAGTGCCGCTCCCGCATTACTCGTGATAGCTATGGCGAGCTGCTCTACAGAAGTGTTCGCCAACGTGTTTCCTTTCACCATCACGTCGGAGACACGAGCCATGTTAAGCGTATCCTGAGTTAAGTCTTTCACAGACAAACCTAATGCGCTCTGTGCGTCTGTCAGCAAGTCGGTAGCCTGCGCCATGTCAAACATACCGGCCGTGGCGAACGCGGCTACTTGCGGGAGCAATGACATGGACTGCTCAGCGTCCTTGCCCGCGCTCGCGAGGAAGAAGTAAGCTTCGGCAAGTTGCGTAGGCCCTTGGAGCACGTCTCCTGAGAAAGAAAGCTCGATGGCCGCCTCTCGCATCCGGTGCATCTGGCCAGTCGTGACTTCCATGATCGCCAGGCTTTGCGTCATGGCGTTGTTAAATTTGGCGAACTGGCGAACAGCCAAGCCACCGACGATAGTCAGGGGTGCGGTGACTGCCAGCGACATCGTGCGACCCATAGTGCGCATTTTGTTGCCCGCTATCGTCATGGCTCTGCCAAGCGTACCTAACGACAGGCGCATCTTGTTGATATTCTTAACAAAACGTCCTGTAGCTTTGTCGTGCAGGCGTCCAGTCTTACCCACATAAGTCTGGGTCTGTTGCGTGGCGCGCTTGAGCATGTTCTCATATTCCCGGCCGTCACCGACCAGGCGAATTATGAGACGTTCTAGTTCCGCACCGGCTGCCATCAGTTATCTTTCATCCCGAGCGCGCTTTTCCAACGCGCCTTGCTCCGCTCTACCGCCTGCGATACGGATCGCTGCTTGTCTTCTTCAGCGAGGGGCTTCTTCTTCTCGCCAGGCCCGAACGGAAGATTGAAATTTGACAAGTTCATCTTTCCTTTTCGCAGGACGTAGTGAACTTCCGCGGCTATTTGCATCAGGTAGTAGTCACTGCGGCTCGGCTTGTTCCACTGCTCTCCCAGCCAAGCCAGCCACGTCTTGTACTGTCGTATCGTGTGCCGCTCCATGCACTGCTGCAACGGCATCCTCAGATGACTCGCCAGGGTCAACCATCCATCATATCGCTCGGCGAGTTTTTTGCCGTCTCCTCATCAATCTCCGCGATCTGCTTGTCCAAGCCTTCGCGCTGCTTGACCAGCGACTTGCGATCTTCGCCTTCGTCCAAGTCACTTATCTCCTTGATCGTGTCGAAGAGTTTCTTCTGTACGCGGCTGGGCCAAGCGCGAATAGTACCGAGTTGTACTGGCTTACCTTCGCTAGTGAAGAGACAGAGAGAGACGAGTAAAGGCTCCACGTCTGCCATACCCCTGATCTGGGACGGCTTCCCTTCCGGTCCCAGTTGCGTGCAAGCCAGCAGCGCGTTGCGGTACTTGCAGGCGGCGTCGCCAGAAGCTTCTCTCAATACGTAGTCTTCTATGACGCCTTCCTTGTTGGGGATAGAGACGGGAATCTCTACCGCAGACAAGTTGTCGAACACAATCGGTTCATGAGACATGGTAATTTGCTCCTAAGCGTCGGGATTTACGTGCCTTCTACTTCTACCAGGACCGGAGCTTGCTCGTCTCCACTGCCGTCCTGGTTGGTAGGTTGGATGGTGATGTTGGCTTCGGGCTGCGCGCCCTCTTCCATACTCTGCGGCTCGAACAGTCGCAGGAAGCCCCAGAAGGCGAGCGTAGAACCGTCAGGGAAATGAACGGTGAAGACCGTGTTGAGATTCAATATGGCCCGAATTTCAGAAACGGATTCTCCACTCTCCACGCCGTACACGGCCGGATCGTAGGCAACAGTCAACGTCACCTCGCTGAGCGTGATCAAAGCGCGCGGTGACATCGTCCGGAAGACCGAGTTGTGCATGGTCGTGGTGTCGATAGGATCGCCACCATCGTAACCCGGAGGAGTAACATTCTTTTCCCAGAACTTGATGGTGGTAGCGCCTTGGATCGTGATCAGAGTTTGATACCCGTCGTCCAGCTTGATAGCAGCCGCAGCTGGCGAGTGTTCGTTTGCAGCAGCAACAGGAGCAGCCATTTCTTTCTCCTTCTCTTAGGTAGTCTGTCGCAACGCGACAACCGCGTTGATCGTGAACAGGTTTCTCTTACTGGTTGGGGTCTCCTTACCTATCGCAAACACGTCTCCGACGCGCGTTACAGAGTGGACTGAGTAAACGCTTGACCCGACTGTCACGCTGTCCAGCCTCACGCTTTGATCTAGGGCGGCAGCTATCGCGCGCGCCTTCGTGTACCCACCTTGCGAGTCCGGGTCGCGCACGCGCACCTGCACACCGTGATGTTCCTGTCGTTCCCCGCCGGGCATTACTCGCCCGCTTTGCCTTCCCGCTGTGTTGTATACGGTTATCACGCTGTCCGGCGAGTTAGGCTCGCCGTCCGCGTAGACGGGCCAACTGTCGCTTCCGCTGCCCGTCGGCGTCGTACCCAGTCCCTTGTCGATCAAGAGGTTTCGGATAACGTCTGCCGGGCTGTGTGTCAGGCTGCCGCTCATTTCTTCTTAGTCTTATCTCGCCCCAGTGTTTCAACTGTAACTGCCACGAGTCCTTCAACCGGAATCTGAATCGTAAGCTTCCTTATGGGGGGCTCATCTATGTCGATTCCCAGTCGCTTGGCAAAAGCCCGAAACTCAGGCCAGTGAAATACGTCGTATCCTTCGGGTATTTCGTACCTTGGTCTGCCCTGCTCTTTCCCTGCATCGTTCATCTGGATTGCTTCGTTGGAAGGTTGAAAAGTTCTCCAAGTCTCGTTCTGAAAAGATGTTGTTTCAAGTACGCCACTCATAGCACTCGTTTCTCGACTTGCGTGAAGGCACTGCCTTTGAGGTTGCCCAACTTGACAGGTACAATCTTTTGGCTCTCGGCTTGCAAAAATAATCCGCCGATGACTATCGCTTGCATGAGAGGCATCCCAGCTTTCTTAGCCGCTAGGATTCTCTCTGCAATCTCTTTTTGTTTTTCTATCGCCGGTTGGGACAGAAACTTTGCCTGTTTGCCGGGCTTGTGCTGCAGTTCTACATTCTCGTGTACGTGCAAAGCGTAGCTGGCTGTGTAGCCCACGACGACGTCGCCGTTGTTGTCCTTCTCTGAAATCCTGCGCTTCTTGTTCAAAGCTTTCAGAGTCGCGTTTAGTCCTTTGATGTTTGCCATCACAGATCGAACGCCCTGTCTCGCGCGAAGAAAGTTTCATCCCATTTGATGTCGTAGTTGCTGCTGGATATGACCACACTGTACTGATCGCCCTGCGTCAGCGCCGTCGTAGGTGTAGAGCCGCCCCTGTAAGTTCCCGCCGCTACGTGTGGCACGCTCACGTCCTCCATGCCCGGTATCACCGTGCCGTCGCTGTCAAAAACAGAGAAGGTGATCGTCGCGTCCGTGATCGCCGTGTCCGTGTCGACGGCAGTGGTCAGCGTAGTGATCACTACGTCGATCTTGTTTCCGATTGGTAGATAGTCCATGGCTATAGGCTCACACTCGTTGCCCTGTAACTGGATTCAATCTTCACGTTTGTCGCCGCGTGGGTTGCCACGATTGTGGGCGTTGCCCTGTAGCTATTCTCTATTTTCACATCCACGGCTACCAACCGTCCGGCTGCCAGTGCCACTGCCTTGCCAGAGAAGTCCCCGAAAG